AATGTGAGCATTATTTGTAAAAGAATCAAAGTAAACCCACATACTAAAAGCACGAACATTTCTTAATTTAATTATTCTACCTAGAGTTAAATCTGGCGCATCACTAATACGTAAAAACTGGTCTACACCATTAAAACTTACACCTCTTGTTATAGTAGGATTTGGCTCTTCTGGAATACTAACATTACCTGATTTTTGAACTATTAATGCCTTTGTATAATCTGCCATATCATCTCTAAATCTTAACCAACCTACACATCCATCATAGAATTCTAATAAATCTAAGATATTCTGTGGTGGATTGGGGTCAATCTCATTTGTATGATTAAATCCTTTATCTTCTCCACGTAAACATAGTGGTTGATAAGAACCGTCTGATGTTTTTAGAATTCTACAATACGCAAACCTATTCTCATTTAATATATCTCTCATATAATCGTCACGTGATAGTTCTAATCCTTCACTTACATCTTTTGATTTGTATGATACTGAAGAAAGTCCAGATGTTCCCGCAAGTGCGCAGGCAAAAAAGGCCTTTGCTAAATCACCATATTTCTTAAAATCTTTATCTACTTTCTGTAAATTTGTCGCTTTTAATGTAGAATCTAGTTTTTCCGGAACAACTAATCTACAAAAATCATGCTTGAATCCAAACTTCTGTACATCAACATATCCACGAAAATATCGAGGGTCTTGTATATAGTTTGTTTCTTCTTTATTTAATCCAACATCGCCTCTTCGTGGAGCGAACTGGGCAAAGAAATTATTCTTATCCGTTTCATCATCTAAAACACCGACAAGAGTGGCAAACCCTTCTTTAAGTGTTTTCGTAAACAATATTTCTGCTGTTAAAAATACTACTAATAAAAGAAGCACTATCCACAGTGTCCCGGGTAGTTCCATCTATTATCGTAAAGCACCAAATTTTCAATGTTTTTCTTATCTTTCTTTTACAGGAAAAATGGAAGGAGGAAAGTTAATAGGACAGGCAACCTATGGTTGTGTCTTTAATCCACCACTATTATGTAGAAAAAGAGTATTTTCAAAAACTAGCGTTGGTAAAATCACACAATCCCGTGATGCCGCTAGAGAAGTAAAAGCAACTGAAATTTTAAGAAAAATAAAAGAATATAACGACTATTTTATTGTTCCAGAAGCAATATGTAATCCCCGTATTCAATCTGCGCAGACAGAGAAAGATTTAAGTAAGTGTGATCTCTTAAAAGAAGTCCCATTAAATCAGTTAAAACAGATATCTATGCCTTATGGTGGTATTGATTTATATAAATATCAACTATTAGCAAATGAAAATTTATCATTCTTTGTTTTAATGAAACATATGCTAGAAGCGGGAGCTCTTATGTTAGTTCACGGATTTGTTCATTACGATATTCATGCTGGAAACATTCTTGTAGATAAATTTGGAATCCCGAGACTAATTGATTTTGGGCAGAGTTTTAGTGTTAGAGAAATATCACTTGAAAGTATTTCTGGGCGTTGGAAAGTTCTTGGTCCGGAGTATTCTGCCGAACCTCCAGAAGTTACTTTTTTAACTGCGATGGATGATATTAATAAGAATACATTTGAAGAAACTATTAAAGAAGTAATGCCTGAAAAAAAGGTTCTGTATGATATTGAAAAGTTATTAGGCTTAAATGTCAAAGAGCAGATACTTAATCTTGCTCATTCTTTTAAAACAAGTTTAGCATTTAAGCAGAAAGACGTAGTAAAGTTCTGGAAACTATACTATCCTGGATATGATTCTTGGTCAATCGGAGTTATATTACTAGATTATCTTAAAAAACACATATTTTCTTATGAGTTTATTGAGAGTTCTGAATGGAAACTAAAACGTGTTCTAGTTATTGATATACTACGTCGTATGCTTACAACCAACTTTAAGGAACGAATTGATTGTATGGAAGCATTAAGTATATTTGATCCGGTAAATGATATTTATAACGAGTATGGAACAGAATGGGTTGCAACACGTATTAAGAATCGTATTAAAAGTTAAGCAACAACCCCCATTTTAAATTTTTTAATAACTTTATTCTTTTTATAATCTTTCATTGTTCTTTCTAAACATTCATAAAAATCTTCAAGATTCTCTGAACCATAGAATACAATTTCATATTCAAATCCTCTCTGTTGTGTAATTCCATTATACTGAACAATCCAATCATCCATCATACACTCTTCTAAATCGATAGGATCATCATTATCTCTATTGTATAGTATTGCAATCCTATATCTTTTTGTTGAACCACCATTCTGTTTCTTTTTTTTAGAACCCCCAGTCTGAAGATTAACTGGAACTATTCTAGGAACACACATATATGAACAAAAATTATCATAATTTAGATGACCATCTTTCTCTTTGTAGTTGAAGTTTGCCAACGCTGGGTCGTAAATCTTTTTATCTGAGGCATCAACATTTGTTACTTTTCTTCCACCAGGTTTATGAGACCAGTAACCATTTGAATCTTGTCTTAAAAAATGATAATCTTCATCCCCATCCACAATTAGTGCTATCTTTGATGTTCCAGCTGGACATTTATCTTGAAATTTTGTCATTTGAACTTTTGGATTATCTCCTAAAATACGTGCCATCATATTGGGACATGTTTTAGGTTTTGATGACTTGAATCTAGAATATCCTGATGCTATTCCGGGTTGATGAAACGGGATATCACAGTTTTCATTATTACATTTTGCCATTTGTGATTTATCATTTATATTAAACGCATAGGCAAAACAGTTATGAGTTTCTTTAATATTATATTGGTTATTCCAGAACTCTGGGTCATAATCTGGTTCATAACGACTTAGCGGAGATATGCGAGGACATTGATCTTTATGTAGAAAACAAAATGGTGAATCTTCTAATGCTCTATTTGTACATCCAGAAGAACACTGACATTGGTATTTTTTACCAGTGCTTTGTGTTTTCTTTTTCTTTTTTGTTTGTACCATCCTAATTTATACGAGGAGAATTTAGAATAACACTATTTTTCTTATTCATTGTATTTATAAATTCTAGAAGTTCTGGTGGAGGATTTTCAAGAATATCTTTATTAATACTCGGTGGAACCGTTGTTAAACTAGATTCTTTCTTTTCTTTAGAATTATCAGAAACTTTAATATAAGTTTCTTCAATACTTCGCATTTGAATCTTTTCAATATTATTCATAAAATAAATGAATTGATTCATATGTGTAGGTTCACTATGTGTATAGAACCCACTATAGCGTCCACAGAGTGAATTGAATTGCCAAAACTCGCTATTCATCTGTTCACATAAAGCTGTTAATGAATAGTAGTTCTTATCAATCTTAAATAAAGAAACATACGCATTTAATATAGAGACTGCTAAAGATAAAGTCCATACAACCCAGAATGATATAGATTTATCGACGATTGTTTCTATTGTTAGTAAAGATGGAATTGATATTGAACCAAACGTTATAATAACACGCGAAAAATTGTATAGATGCTCATACTTTTTTGACTCAGCTTTATATTTATGAAACAGAGTAAGAAATCTTGAACGGATCGCAAGTTTTTCTTTATTACCTAATTCTAGCTGTTCTATAATTGTTAAAACAATATCTATGTTTCTTTTTCTAACATATTTTTTATCTGGTATACTATTATTTACTTGTATTATAGAATTATTCATTATTTAAAAAATTGAAAAAAGTTTTAAGTAATTAATCGCACTAAAAATGTATTCTATCTGGTCTACAGTTTATCTTGAACAAGAAGTTGATTCGTATAATTGCTATGTGAATGAAACTATGTGGAAACGTATTACAAATGAAGATAACAGCGCACGTATATTTGCTCGGATTGTAAAAGGAGATAAGTTCTGGGTTTGTGGATTAGGTTCACCAATTGTCACGCAATTTGGTGAGAAAAAAAGTGTGTTTATTCCACCATGGATGCTAGAACAGATTAATTGTGAAGGTTGTGGAGAGAATTTAGAAGTAGATTGGTTTCCATCAGAGGCATTTGACCATAGCACTAAAATTATACTAAAACCTTATGATAGAGCATTTGAAGTTGGAGATATTCAAGAACAACTCTCGTATGAACTTACAAAGCTAGGAATTCTTCAGAAAGGAACAGATATCCAAATTAAAATGCCAGATCTTGGAGGATTTGAAGTTATGTTTAATGTTTGCGGTTTAGAACCTGCTAGTGTTGTTCTATGTGAAGGAGATGAAGTTGATTTGGAGTTTGATTATTCACTTATCACACTTCCAGATATTCCTATTGCTCGCCCTCCTTCACCATACCCACATGATTTGATTCCTGAACTACTAAGTCCAGAACCTTCTGCACCACCTGCTCTTCCTACTCCAGCTCTAGGAGGTATTAAGAGAGAAGAACGTTTTAATCCTTGGAGGAATAAAGATTTCAAACCTACTACAAGTTAGATGGAAGAAAATGCTAAATTTATGTGTGAACTATTCAAAGAAAAAAAACCTTTTTTAATTGGGAGAAACGGAACAATTGAACTACAAGTTATAGTAAAATATTTGAGCGATATTCCTATTACAGATTCTGAGAGAACTAAGTTAGAATTAAATGCTGGAGTTTTTCCAGACTATTCTTTTGAAGATTACTACATTAGTTATATAGAAACTTTGAAAAATGTAGATGTTATGGCAGAAGGCTGGTATGAACCTTTAAAGGTTGCGGAAAAAGAAATTCTTGATACACTTAATCCAAGACGTTATACAGTAATGTTACGAAATCTAGAACCTTACTATGTTAAACCAGAATTACGTTGGACACAGTATTTGGCTGGGAAACGAGTTGCGATTATTAACTCTTTTGCTGAAACTTGCGAAACCCAAACATATATGTCAAAAGCAATCTGGCCAGAATTTACAGAAAGTCTTCTTCCTTCTAAAACTACATGGATTCCTATAAGAACATTCTACAGTCCTCGTTTAGCGAATGGAACAGCTAGCTGGCCTTCTCATATTCCATCATGGAAAGAAGCCATTAATTATGTAGTAGAGAAAACTGTAGCAGAAAGATGTGATGTTGCTATTATTGGGTGTGGAGGAATAGGTATGATTGTTGGTAGTGAATTAAAAAAGCGTGGATTACAGTGTATTGTCATGGGAGGAGCAACACAAATTCTTTTTGGTGTTAAAGGGCGACGCTGGAAAAATCATGAGATTATTTCTAAATTCTTTAATGACGCATGGGTATATCCATCTGATACGTGTAAACCTAAGAATTCTAAATTAGTAGAAAATGGTTGTTATTGGTAGAAAGGTCTAAACCATTACACATATTTATAAGTAAAATGAAATATACTCTTCAATATGCTTCAAACTTTTTTCTTAATCTACATAAACGTAGAGATTTTAATAAGATGTTAATACCATCTTCTGAAAATCTGGCACTTCTTGGAAACATATGTGCTCTTGATTCAAGCGAATCAATTAGTGCATATAGAGAATTTCTAAATTACTGTTCAAAGAACTATAAGAATACATATATAGTTCCTGGAGTATGGGAAATATCTTCTACTAACCCTCAATACTATAATAGTTGTATTGAGAATCTATACATATTAAAAGAACAGTATAAGAATATAAAAATTCTAAATAATTCACATACTCATATCGCAAATACAGATATTAATTTGGTCGGTTCAACTCTATGGACCCGCAGCCCTTACATTAAACACCAATGTATGTTTGAGTATCGTTATGTTTGGTTGAAACGCCATAGTGGACTTGGTCATTTAATGGGTGAAGATATTAAATCGTGGCATCTAGAAGATAAAGAATATATACAAGAAACTATTAAAGGAGGAAATCGTTACATTATTTTAACACATCATCTTCCACATCCTATACTTGTTAAAAGTCTAGGAAGAATCAGAATGGAATCAACTAATCTTGAAAATATGATAAAGAAACCAATAGAAATTTGGCTAGGAGGAGCTGGAGACTCTTCTATAACTGGCACACTTGGTATTTGTAATGATGTATTTTGTGGTGTAAATTCTTATACAACATTTAATTCTGTTAAGAAAGGATTTAGTGAAACGTATAATCCAGAAGCGTATGTTAGTTTAAGAACTTCGGATGTTCAATTAGTATAGATGCGTATCCAATATGCCTCTGATTTACATTTAGAGTTATATACAAAAACAACATTTGATGAAACTATAGAACCAACTGCTCCCTACTTAGTTTTATGTGGTGACATAGCAAAATTAGATAATCCTAATTTACGTTCATTTTTAGAATATGTTTCTGAACGTTGGAAACTAATATTCTGGATACCTGGGAATGAAGAGATATGGAATTCTAGTAAATCAGAAGATGAATCATTAAGAAAAATGAGAGATTTATGTAGTTCATATAGAAATATTAAAGTGCTTTATATGAACTCCTATCTTTTAGAAGATGGTGAAGAAAAAATGTTAGTAGTGGGTTTACCTCTATGGCATAAACCGCGAGATGGTGCTATGTTACATTTTGAAAGAAATATTTTTATAAAACCGATTCCGCCTCCATGTAAATCAGGAGTGTTTGCAGAATCTCATAGACGTAACGTAGAGTTTCTAGAAAAAGTTATTAAAAATAGTCCTTATGCCTTATTAATATGTAGTTACTATCCGCCATTCACTTGGTTATATGAAGAAGATTGGATTCAAGAACTAAATTCAGCAGTAGTAGATCAAGAGTTAGAAAAACTTATAACATATCCAATCATGGCTTGGATATGTGGTCACAATCATTTGCCTATTGAATATTCTAGAAGATACTATTTGACTGACGGAACAGATGGTTCAGTTCTATTTATAAGCAATCCACGTGGAAAAAAAGAACAGTATTACAGAAAAGAAGCAGTTGTAAGACTACAACCTAATATTTTAGTTCCTCAAGTCAAAGAAGAAGAGCAACCGTTCTGGGCTTTAAAAAATAAAAAATAACTATACTTCATCAATTAATTTTGGCATAATTTCTTTCTGATAACTCTTTTCAAACCCTTGAATTGATTTTAAAAAGTTTGTAAAAGGTAAAAAGGCAATAGATCTCTTATGTTTAATAAAAGAAATTGCCTGTTCATGTTTCATGTCGTAAATAGCGATTAGATACATCGCAACAACCGCGGCAGAACGTTGCATTCCCGCATAACAGTGAACTAAAACATTACCTTCCTTATGTTCTTTTGCCAATTTATATACACTTTCAAAAGACCATAATTCTAAATTACGAATTTCTTCTGCTTTTAAATTATCATCAACAGGAATTCTATACTTATTTCTAATACTATGATGAAATGGTAAATCTTTAGTACAATTAAAAACTGCTCTTATATTGTTTTTCTTTAAGAATTCATCATCAAGTGAACTTTTAGCATTTCCCAGATATAATCCTGGTATGATTAAATTAACATTATCTCTCAAACTCATGTCCCTAACAGTAGAAAGTTTATAAAAATTGAAATTTAAAAACGTGGATTTAAGTAATCAAAAAATGTATACTTACAACTTTTATAGATGCGATGAAGTGTGTGCTGCTCTTCAATACACAATCAGTAATCGGCGTTACAGAGAATCTTTGTTTTGGGTAAAAGAACTTCTTGAATCAAAAGAGTATGAGAAGATCTTTGAGACACTCTTTCTAACTTGGTTTCATAATATTGGTCTTGGAAATATTGAGATTCTAAATAAGATTTTAACTACAAATATTCAAGATGAAAATGAAATCTACAATCTAGTTTATGGCATGACTGTTCTTAAAGAAAGTATGAGAGATTGTACACTGCCCGTTATGTTTATTTACGGAATATCAAATCCTAAATATAAGAATCGTAATATACACTTTCAACTCCCAGCAAATCTACAACAATTGAATCCAAAAGTAGATGCCTTTATTCGTGCTGTGCTACTTGGAAAGTATTTAGAATCATGGCTTTTATATCAAACAACAAATGTATCATCTAGCATTAATAAACTAGTAGAAGTTAAAATAAAAGATACTAATCTACGAGATATAGTATCATGTCTTCAAGGTGCTGATATTAATGAAACATATAAGATGTGCGCCTTAATTGGTATTCTCTCTTCTAAAGAAGATGTATTATTGAAAACGATAGTTCCTATTAAATCAATTGATAGCGAAACAGAACAACTATTAACTCAGTATAATTCGTTAGTGGGTAAAAGAAAGAGACGAGTTCTTAGTGTACCAAGAGAGTGTTTGTATGGTAAGACAAAACGAGGAACGATGACGTATACAGAATCAAATGTTCATGAATTATATGATTGTGATTACATTATTGAGAATTCAAAAGTTTATGATACTATTCTTGAGAAATATGGTTCTTATGAAGATTTAGTTGAAGATTCTAATGCACTAGATGAATTTATTAGCTGGTATTTTCCTGACGATATTCCGGACGAATGGTCATTACCAGATAAAGAAAAGAGTCATGGGAATGGTGTAAATCAAGTATCTGATAAACCTTTAATTCGTCGTTATTTTATGAGATGGGTTGATTTAAAATCAAATTGTAAGATTTGGGATAGAGAAACAGTGGTATGTGAAATAATTCAAAGAATAAAAGATGAATTTGATGACTTTTATATTGAGAAGAAGTTATTAAGTAAATATAGTGAAAATAAAAAGAAAGTGGAAGAAGAATCAAATACATGGAATCTACGAAATTTGAAATATGTTTTATCTATGATAGAGTAGATGGGATTTGATAAACTTATAAGTAAACCCGCAAATATTGTTGTTCCAGTTTTACTATTTATTCTTTTAACACCAGGATTATTTTTTGATTTACCTGGAAAAAACAGTAAACTCTGGATTAAGAGTTTAACACATGCCGCTATTTTTGCTGGTATCTATATATTATTAAATGTTCTATTTTCTGATTTCTACTAAGTTTCTTCAACAAATTTGATAAGTTCTTTTGTTGTTGGATCATAAGAACCAATTGGTTTAAATTCTGAATTATAAACTATATTTTCTCTATTACGATAATATTTTACAGTATCATAATTGAGAATAGTCAAAACATCTAAATCTTTAAGTTTATCAAATGTGATACTTTCATGTAAGTGTGAAATACAGAAATCTTTCTTATAAACTATCGGTTGATCACATGGAATATATATATTCTTTTCTAGGATATATGATTTACAAGTTAACTCTGTAATATCTATATTATCATCAAATGTAAGAATTTCCAACTTTTCTTTCTTTAATTCTTGAATAAGAAGTTTCTCATCTACATTTAATGTTTTTGCTATATCTTTTGCTAGTTTCCGAACTTGAGCTTCTAGAGTATCAAGAATAGTTTCATGAATGATTGTAGGAACTAGAAGAGACGTTGGTTCCATTTTGGTAATAGTAGTTGAGGGGGTTAGATAATCAATTTTTTGTTTACGAAGTAAATAAAAAATTATGAATATCAATTAGTCTCAATTTTTTACGTGTATAATATTTTTTTAATTTTTATACCTATATTTAAGATGGCGAATCCTAAAGAATGGGGTCCAATTGTTTGGAAAATAATACATACATGTTGCGAGCATCTAGGAACTAATACTAATATTCTTCTTCAAACCGATGAAATAAATGCTTATAAAAAATTTGTAAATCAAATACGTTTTATACTCCCATGTAAAGTATGTAAAAATCACTATTCAAAGAATCTAATACATCATAAAAAAGATTTACAATACAATGAATTAAAAGAGTATGCTAAAGAATTTTTTTATAATATTCATGATAGTATAAACAAGGAGAAAAATATTATATCTATACCATTCTCTTCATTAGAATCTACTTATGGAACTATAACAAAAGAAGAGTTTAATAAAACTTTATTAAACTTTGATACACTTTTTAAGAAATATAAACTGTATCACTTTATTTCACCAGAATCTGTTCATGACTTTTTAAAAGCGGTTAATTCGTTACGGGCCAGCTGTAGCTGGATTTGAAGCTGGAGTAATTGTAACTGTAGTTGGATTCAAACATACTACTGGACTTTTTGCCTTTTGAGACACTAAAGATGTAGTTATTCCAGATAAATCAGCTGCTCTACAACCACAATATTTTGCCAATAAATACCAAGCTAGTCCTAATGTAATAAAAGTAGTTGAACTGAAGAAAACTCCTAACAGTGATTCACAACCTGTTACATTGTAACGAAATAGAACAAGAAGAAAATATAGAATTGATATTGAAATCATTGTTATTAATGACCTATAACGTCTTGAATTATATCCTTTCTCTTCATCATTAGAATCATTTGACATATTATAAATAGTGAGAGAATTTGTAAAAACATATCCAACAAAGAAGGCAACATGCGCTAAATAGAAACTTGGTACTTTAGAAACTTTATCAGAAATCCCAGGGAATATAGAGCAGTTATCGTTTCCATAGATTGGTTCATTATTTTCAAACATGTTTGAAAAAGTTGTAAAAGGAAACTTTAAAGCATTTATAATAGTAGAAGTAGTGGTTCTTGTAACACCAGTAAAGAGACCAACAAACTGTTCAGGGAATACAAGTAGAGCAACAGATAATACTACTATAATAGGGATAGCAACTTTACCAAATATAAGAAAACCACTATCAATTTGTTCTTTTGTTGGCCCCTGTATAGAAGGAAGTGTTATAGAAGGTATATTTATAGCAGGGATATTACCAGGCATAGTATTTATAGAATCAGGATTAGCAGTAAGATATGCTAAAATAAAAAGAAAAATACATGACATAACAAAGAAGAGTAGAGACATTCCATAATTTTGCTCACCGAATATATTATAGATAAAATAGAATAGGGTTGCTACAAGAGGAACAATTGCGATTTGACCAACTAACAAGAATGACCATGTTCTTGAACCTAGAGCAATTGACATAAACGTTTCATATCCAATCAGTATAAGGGGCAATGCTAAAAAGAAATATAGTATATTTTTTTTTATCTTTGAAATAAAATTCATCTATTTAGAACATATATAAATTGGCTCATTATTTGCTGATTTATTCCGTAATAAGGGAATTCCTAAAAAGTTTGTAGCATTTCTTCCAAAAATATTTACATTCTGATACTCAATTAATATTCCAACAAAAGCACCTATAAACAAACTTATAAGAGCAAATAATAT